CAGGGGGGGAGGGGGTCGCGCCTGGCTGACTGGCGACGACAGCGACGCATAGCCCCCCTCAGACTTTTTTTCGCCAACTGGCCCCCTTCGCACTCGGCTCGTGCACCCGTCGCCATGCTACGCTACACCTTGCTTGTGTAATTGGCCGACCCAGTGTACCGTCGTTCGTACTATGACCAAGTACACACTAAGCGAGAAGACGGTTAAGCAGCACTTAGGCCCGGCGTATCGGCCTATGTCGTACAAGCAGGACGTGGATTACATCGAGCGGAAGGCGTTTCGCGGTGTGCGCCGTATCTATCGCAGTGACCTGTTGGATGGCACGCTGGCTTGTGATGTGGCCGAGCAGGAGCAGCCTGTGGAGGAGCTTGTGCCGGTGGTACAGGTGACACCTGTGACAGAGCCGCAGCAGTTGTCCGTAAGTGATGAGGTTACGGAACAGACAATTGTCATGTTATATCCGAACAGTCGTTGGGTTAAGACTGATATGGCTGACAAAGTGTTTGTGGGTGCTAGAGGGTTTAACTTTCGCAAAGGACAGAAGATTCGGGTTAAGAACAAGACTATATGCATAAGGTGACGCTCAAAGACAAGTTGGCAGTATATGACACGCTTGATCGGCTTAAGAGTAAGTTTAAGTCGCTTATATTCGCATTAAGCGCAGGTTATATGCTGCATATCGCGCTTAAGTGTGTGTTAAGCTTGGTAAGCGCCGAGTATACGCCACTTAACACGTTTGAGTTGGCTATACTTTGGATTATCTGTTCTTAAGCTAGAGCTTACTTTTTACTCGTTAGTAAGATTGTCTTACTTCTAGCTTCGTGTTGCCGTTCGCACTAGGCTTCGCCCAGATGCTCACTCTCGCAGCTAACGCTGCTCACCGGAGGAGATAAACAATCCGGCAAGGAGAGTTGCGAGTGAGCATAGTACCCCCAAGACTCAGCATTACTGCCTATCTTGGGGGAGTACTATACAAAAAAGAGATCAACGATCCGTATAAGTGTCGTCGTTCGTTTCGCAATTACAGTCGTGAGTGATGGCTACCCGTTCGGGAAACTCTTGCCATTCTCGTAGGCGTGACTGTCAGCACTCTGCAACTTTGAAGCCGAAGCAGATGTTTAATCCAACTCAAGAGGAATAGTTGGAACCATTTAGTCGCTCGTGCGTCCAGTGTTTCAGGTTGCGCAGAAGGTACACGGTCGTTTATTTGACGACACAAGGAATTTAGAGCATCTTCAGGGAAAGTCAACTGTATGAATGAAGAAAATCAGGAAATTATTGAGAAAGTTTTAGCCTACAAGCTGGAGGAACATCCAACGCTCCCGGCACCGAACAAGCGGCAGCGGCTGGAGATGATCGAGAACATTGGCCCGGAGAAGGTGCTCGATCTTTTCCTCATGCGGGAGAACAAGATTAAGGCTGAGCAGAACGATCCGATGCGCTATGGCCACGAGCTGCCGCACTGGCCCGATGCAGATAAGCTGCTAGACCGCTTTAACGAGATCGTCGTCCTTGGGGGGAACAGAAGTGGCAAGACTGAGTACGCTGCCAAACGGATGGCCCAGGCTTTTGTAGGGACTGACCTTAATGGACAAGCGCCGTCTTGGGTAAAGGAACGCTACAACAAGCGCAACATCCGCATCTGGTGCTTTCACACTAACCACATGACAAGTGTGTCTGCCCAGCAGAACGTCTTCTATAAGTACCTACCGCCTGAGATACGAAATATTAAACGTACTAATCATACGCAGATTAGTTTTAGCCAGAAGAACGGGTTCAGCGACAATACGGCGGTGTACATGGGTAACCAGATCTGGTTCCTTAACTATGCCCAGGACATTAAGGTGGTTGAAGGTGGTGAGGTGGACTACGTCTGGTGCGACGAACTTGTGCCGCAGAACTGGCTCGATACCCTGCGCTACCGTCTGGTGACTAGGTCTGGGAAGCTGATTGTTACTTTTACGCCGGTGCAAGGGTACACTCAAGTCGTGAAGGAGTACATCAACAGTGCCAAGGTAACGGCTACCCGCAAATCTCCATTGTTACCCAATAACAATGTTCTAACGGTCCCTAAAGGCGAGATGCCTTATCAAGCGGAGAACTTGTATGGTAGGCACGCTTGTATTTGGTATCATACCGAGCTTAACCCGTACAACAACTGGGAGCGCATGAAGCAGGAGCTTTCGGGGCGCTCCAGCCATGACATTAAGATCCGCGCTTATGGTTGGGCTGACCAGACGGCTGGAAGTGAGTTTCCCATGTTTGGTGACCATAACCTGTGGAAGGGAGACGCTGAGGAGGTTATCCCTGATGGGAGCAACTATATGGCTGTGGACCCGGCTGGGGCGCGGAACTGGTTCATGCTTTGGGGTAGAGTAGATAAGTACGGTATACTATGGATCTATCGGGAATGGCCGGATCAAAGCTATGGGGAATGGGCGCTACCTAGTGACAAGGCGGATGGTCGAGCTGGCCCGGCACAGAAGGCTGGAGCAGGAAGGGGTGTGAACGAGTATACTGACTTGATCTGGAGCCTGGAGACGGCTGGAGATAAGCGTGAGATGATTGTGGACCGTTGGATTGACCCAAGGACGGCTGGAACGGAGACGATCACCAAGGACGGCGGTATTACAGTGTTGGACTTACTTTATCAGACTGATAATCCGCTTATGTTTACTCCCGCGGCTGCCATGCCAATTGAGGAGCGTGTGATGATTATCAATGATCTTTTGTCATGGAATGTAGAAAATCCAATGGTAAAAGGTGTAAATTATCCAAAACTAATGGTTCACGAGTCTTGCCAGAACTTAATATACAGCTTAAAAGAATGGACTGGACAAGATGGACAAAAAGGTGCTAGTAAAGATCCAATTGACGCCTTAGGGTATATGGTGGTAATGCAGCCACAATATTTTGGAGGCGAACAATGGGAAAAGCAGATGAAGCAAATGGCTAAATGCGGTTCCTATTGAACTTTTATTATTTATGTATTCAGCTTCTTCAGATCCTTTAGCGATAGCAACAGCCGTCCCTGACGTAGGGGATTTGTTAAGTGAGTACAATCGCGCAATGATTAACTCGACGCAGGGTAACCTGACGACGAAATTCGATGATGTGCGTTTTGCTCGGTGGGCCGGGCAAAGTGATGACGGGAAAAAGCATAGTAATTTGCGTAACGAAGGTGACCCAGCCTGGCCGTTTGAAGGAGCCAGCGACGTTCGCAATCGTTTGATCGACTCTACCTGTAACGAGCTTTCGTCGCTGTTGGTAACTGCCTTTGAGCGTGCAACCATTCGCACGAGTGGCATCGACATGAACGACATGACGGTCAGCGGAATTGCCACGACACTTTTGCACTGGATTCGCGACAGCAAGATGCCGCTGGAGCTTCGACGTGAAGCTGAGCTTGGGGCGCAGTACGCTTTCCAGTACGGGTGGACAGCTTTTTTTATTGGCTGGAGACAGAACATCAGCAAGCGTGAACAGCCGGTGACGATGAATGAGATTGTTGCTTTGGCGCAGCAGTCACAGAGCCCGACGCTGATGCAGTTGCCGGACTTGATCATGCAACAGTCTGACGAGGCTGCTGCTATTCTTGAAGCTACAGTGCCGGGACTTACGGCCACCGACGCAAAGCGGATGGTTAAAGAACTGGCTGAAACAGGAGTAACCTCCAGAGATGAAGAGTATGTTAGCAAAAACCTACCTGAGATTATTGCTCTTAAGCCTTGGGATGAAGTTCTTGTTCCGCCTGAAACGGCAGACTTACAGCGTTCACGGGTAATCTTTCGCCGGACATGGATGTCTGAAGTGGAGATTCGCGAGAAGATCACCACAGAAGGCTGGAACAAAGACTGGGTGGAGTTGGCTGTGCAGATGGCTGGTAAGAGCAGCACGATGTACAACACGAACATCCTGCCCAGCACTGAGCTTCTTGTATACAACGGGCTCAACTACCAGAACATGATTGAGGTGGTGTACTGCTACACCAAGAGTTTGGATGGCAAGGCTCCGTGTATTTACTACACGGTTATCTGTCCACAGGCGGCAGTCGATCATCGTAAGGAACAAATCTCGTATGCTATCCATGAAAGACTCGATTACGCGCACGGAGAGTATCCGTTTGTGGAGTTCCGTCGTGAGTGCATTCGCCGCGCTATTACTGATACTCGCGGTGTCCCTGAGCTTGCTCACACGGATCAGGACGAAATCAAGGCGCAACACGATTCCATCAGGGATCATACTGCCTTCTCGACTCTTCCTCCCATTAAAGTCGTCAAACGGATTGGTGCCATCAATCGAGTTGGCCCCGGAGTCCAGTTACCTGTCGTAAGTCCGTCTGACTACACGTTCATGGACCCACCCGCTCGCGAGCCGGGTGTGGCGTTTAACTTGATCCAGCGTGTTGAAGCCAGTCACGCAGCTTACTTTGGCACGGTTAATCCTGGCGTTGATCCACGCAAGACACAGCTTAGTCAGCAGATGCTGGTAAACACTTGGCTGCTTACTTGGCGGACAATCTTCCGGCAGATGTTTAGTCTGTGCTGCCAGTACATGTCACTTGCGGAGATACAGCGTATCACTGGCGGTCAACTGCCGCAAAATTTGTCTGAAATTCACAACGAGTTTGATTTGACGGTCAAATTTGACGTGATGGACCTCGATAAAGAGTACATCGCACAGAAGATTGATTTTCTTACCAAGGTTGCACAACTCGACACTGGCGGAGTTCTAAACAGGAACAAGCTCACCGAGATGATGATTCAGGCGATTGCTCCAGAGGTAGCGAAAGACTTGATCCTTAATCCGCAGGATGCAAGCAAGCAAATGTTCAAGGATGTGCAGTCCGACATCGGCAACATGCTGCTTGGCAACGAGGCTCTGTACCAAGAGAACGACCCTACGGCGCAGACCAAGTTGCAGTACACACAGCAGATCATGCAGTCCAACCCCAAGGCTCAAGCTGCGCTGCAACAAGATGAGAACTTCAAGGCGCTGTTTGATAACTACGTCAAGAGTTTGCAAATGTCGATTATGCAACAACAGAACGCGCAAGTTGGCCGGATTGGGGTAACTCCTGTGGCACAACAGGCGTAACAGTAATATGGCCAAAAAACCAAACCAAAATCAACCTGATGTAGGGAAAGGAAATACTGCTTCGGTTATATTTGAGGCTTTTGAAAAAGCCAGAAAAGATTCTGAAGAAAAAAACCGTATAAAAGGGTATGCTGATATTTTAGAGTACTCTAAAAAATTTAATGACCTACAGACAGTTGCAGGCAATTTTCCAATATTTCCACAACCGGCAACTGTTTCGACACAAGATACTATTGCGCCTTATTATGGGTCTGATGCAGAAAGGCAGCAGCTTGCTGCAATGGAGTACGCAAAAACGCTAGCACAATCTAAAGATGCTCCTGTTAAAATAGATCCACAATACTACGAGCAGTTAAAAAAGCAGGTTCCTGTAAAAACTGCTGAATTAATGCCACATTACAATGTTACAAGAGATAATCTTGTCATGCCAAATCCGATTTCTTATGCAAGCGCAATGGCTGATCTTTCTGATAAGGAATTGTCTCGAAATAATTACACAAACAAACAAGAGCTTGCTCAAACGCTATCAAGCAACCTTGGAAATTTTTATCTTGACACTATTGAGCATGAAGCAGGACATTTTGCAGACAGACAGGTGCAATTTTCTCCAAAGCCAAAAGGCGTATACTCAGAAGCAAAAAAAGATCTGGGTTTGGGATACATGGCTAATGAAGATCACTTAGTTACTGGACTTGGAAAAATTCAAAGAGAATGGTACTCAAAAACTGGACAAAGATTTGAGTCTCCAAATGAATTTAAGCAATTTGTTTTAGGGCTAGCAAAGTCTGAAAATCCAGAAGAAAAAATTTCTTCTTTTTCAGAAGAAGCAAAAAGAGCTTTAAGGCCACAAATACAAAATGCTATACAAGCTCAAAAATATTATGAGCAACTAGATGCTTGGAATGCAAAAAAAGGCTTTTTTAAGGGCAGTCAGCCTGAGCCTCCTATATTTAATTTAGACTTTCTTGAAAAAAGCGCACAGTTAATTCCGGCGCTTGTGCAAGTTGACAACCGCTACAATTCTAACGTATGACGGATAATCAAAAGAACGCCTTTGGCTTTTCAGGAAAAAATATTATTTGGTCAGAAATCTGCCAACTTATTGAGCAGCTACAAGAGCAGCATTGGATGCTTGCTATAAGTAAAGACTGCAAAGGAGAAGATAGAATACATACAGCAGGGCAAGCTGATGGGATTAATTTAGTTTTAAGCGCACTTATTGAATTAAGGAGACAAGCAAGAGAATTAAATGGCTTGACTCCTGAAGAAGATTTGG